ATGTATAGGAGATTATTGAATGTCCGCTAAAAATTTTAGATTTAGATCCCCCGGAATTCGAATTGAAGAATTGGATCAAAGTTTTGTTGATGCTCCGGTTCTTTCAGAAGTTGGCCCTGTGGTTGTTGGGCGTTCCCAACAAGGGCCTCTGATGAAACCTGTTGTTGTCAACTCAGTTGACGAGTTTATTCGAGTTTTTGGTGTCCCTGCCGCTGGCGGAGTTTCAGCAGGAGATGGGTGGCGAGATGAAAACACTACTTCCCCCCACTATGGAGCACACGCTGCTGTTGCTTACCTGAGAAACGCTGCTCCTGTCACTTTTATCCGACTGGGTGGGTACCAGCACCCGCAAGCAACAGAAGACGGTTATGCTGGCTGGAAAACAACCGATATTACACCTGATTCTGATTTGGCAACCAACGGTGGCGCTTATGGTCTTTGGTTGCTGCCTTCGGCTTCTAGTGGCGAGCACGGAACAGGTTCTCTTGCGGCTGTTTTCTATGTTGATGAAAAAGCTTCTCTCTCTGTCGGCGAGGCGGCAGCAGCCAAAACTCATAAACTGTTTGAATTCTCTGGCAAAATGAACACCGCAGATATCGATATCTACTTTGCATCTTCTATTGCCGCTGGTTATGATGAAGCTACAACGAAACAATATTCTGTTTCTTTGAACCCTGATAAAGCAAACTTTATTCGCAAAGCAATGAACACAAGCCCTGTTGCTTGTAACTCTGCCTTGAGTGATAAAAGAGAACTTTTCTGGGTTGGTGAGACTTTTGAAGATAATATTAAAAAATTAGCAGATGCAGATGCAAATTCAAATACGTTAGCTTTCATTACAGCCTTGGATAAAGAAACCGAGAACAACAAAGCGGACTATAGATACCCAGCGCAAGCTGCAAAGACTGGTTATGTATTTTCACAAGATTTAGGAGTTAGGACTGCTTTTGACCCAATTGACAATCCTCCTCAAAGGCTTTTCCGCTTGGTTGGCCTTACGGAAGGAAGCTGGGCTTCGAAAAACCTTAAAATTTCCATTTCAAATATTCGCTATACAAAGGTGGACTCTGCTGCCGATCCTTATCCCACTTTCAGTGTTCAAGTCCGAGGGGTTGGTGACAGAGATGATGCTCCGGAAATCTTGGAAGCATTTGATGATTTGAGCCTTAACCCACGTTCTTCTGATTATGTCGCTAGAAGGATTGGAGACCAGTATCTTAAGTTGGATCAAACAACTGATAAGTTTGATGTTGTTGGAGAGTTTCCAAACCAATCTCGATACATTCGAGTTGAAATGCACCCGACCGTGAAAGCAGGTAATGCAAACCCCGAACTGGTTCCGTTTGGCTTCTTGGGCCCTGCGCGTCGACAAAAGTTTCAGATTTGCTCTGGCGCACTTGATCCCGCCACTGGATATCTTAACTGGTCTGGCTCTTATGCATCCTCCTCGGTAGCATACAGTCAAGATACTACTGGGGTTGTTAAGTGTATTACATCAGACAACGCCGGGGCATTAGAAGCCTTTACTGGCTCTTTGCAGTGGCCAGATTATCTTCTTCGAGTGACAGCTTCTAATGCCACTCGCGGATTGGCAAGAGGTGCTTACTTTGGCGTTCGAACGACACGCGAAGATACCGGTCGCTTTTATTCTAGAGCTTATTTAGACCTTACTTATCCCTTGGAAGGTAAAACTGGAGCCGGGATCGATCCATGGGAAAAAGGAACTGGGACGGTTCATACCTTTGCGTTCTCTTTGGACGACGTTCGACAAGCCTCTTCCTCTGCAAAGGGGTGGCAAGATGATGCAGTTTATGCTAATACAAACCGCAAAGTCGATGGTAACTCTATCTCTGCTACCGGTATTTATTATAAAGCAGAAGGTGCCGGGAAAGCGCCTGCTGAATGGGTGAAACTCTACAGCAACACTTCCGAAGGTTGGAAAACTGTTCTGGATGCTGGTTATAATAAATTCACAATGCCTCTCCATGGCGGTTTTGATGGTGTTGATATCAAACAAAAAGATCCTTTCTCAATTGATGAGTTGGATGGCGGCGCTTCTTCCGATGGCCGAGAGAACTATGCTTGGTACTCGGTCCTCACGGCTATCAAAATGTTCAAAGACCCGGAATTCTTGAGTGCAGATGTTGCAGCAGTTCCCGGTCTTATGGAGCCTAATTTGAACGTTCAACTGGCTGATTATGCTCGTGAAAGAGGTGATATGCTGGCAGTTCTTGATTTGGACTCGCAATATCGACCGCTGGAAGTTCTCAAACCCTCTGACGTTGGTACAAACGCGAAAAGAGGAACTGTCTCTGGGGCAATCAACCACCGACGAGGCGACTTGGCACAGGTCAATCATTCTTATGCTTGTACTTTCTATCCTTGGGTTGACATTGTTGATGCGAGAAACAACGCAACTGTTGCTGTTCCTCCTTCTGTTGCAATGCTTGGTGTGTTTGGTCGAGTTAAGCAAGCTTCTGATGTTTGGTTTGCTCCGGCAGGCTTCAACCGAGGTGGTCTTTCTTCCGGTCTTGCCGGCGTGACTGTTGTCAACGTGAAAGATAGACTGACTTCTTCTGAAAGAGACGACCTTTACGACAACGGAATTAACCCGATTGCTAACTTCCCCGCAGAAGGTATCGTGGTCTTCGGACAGAAAACCCTTCAACTGGAAAGGTCAGCATTGGATAGAATCAATGTTCGACGACTGCTTATCTTCCTGAAGCGAAGAATTTCGGCAATCGCAAAGACTGTTCTTTTTGAACAGAATGTTGAATCGACTTGGAGAGACTTTGCTAAAAAAGCAAACGCTGTTTTGGAAGAAGTGAAAGATGGTTTGGGTCTGGTTGACTTTAAATTTGTCTTGGATAAAACAACCACTACTCCGGATCTTATCGACCAGAACATTCTTTACGCAAAGCTTTTCATTAAGCCGGCGAGAGCGATTGAGTTTATTGCTCTGGACTTCGTCATCACAAACACAGGGGCAGAATTCCCAGAATAATATATAAGAACTAGTTAATAATAAAAGTAGGAGAACAAGAGTAAATGTCAATTAATCGCTTTTGGCACCAAAGACAAATTCAACCTAAACGCCAATTCAAGTTTATCGCAGAGATTGGTGACGGTTCTGTTCTTTATTCTTACGTTGTAAGAAAAGTTACCAGACCGGAATTTACCATTCCAGATAAACAACACAAGATCTTGGGACACGAGTTTCACTTTCCTGTTGGAACTCAACAGTGGAACACTATCAATATCGAGTTTATGGACATTGCCGGAGAAGGCGATGACCTTGGCAAAGAAAACGCCGCTCTTTATCTCCAAGATGTGATTTACGCTTCTGGTTATCAATATCCTTCTTCTTTGCCCGATGCTACTGTTGGTATCACCAAAGGCAAAGCAACCACTGCTATGGGAAGCTTGGAAGTTTTTCAATTGGACGCAGAAGGAAGAATCTTGGAAACCTTCAAGTTTCATAACCCCTTTATCACAAAGATCAATTGGGGTGGTGACTTTGATTATAACGGCGAAGACTTTGTGATGCCTAACATCGACATTCGTTACGATTGGGCAAAAATCGAAGCAGGCTCCGGAGACTTCTACAACCCCGTCAGCCTTTCCGCTCAAGAACGCTCTTCCAGAGATGGCTTGGTTTCCGGCTTGAACACCCCCTTCGGTTCTCGCGGAACTGGTAACGGCCCCGGTGGGACTTACTAAATTAGACAATGAGGTGATTAATGTCTTTAAGAAACAATTCAGAACGGCTTGGTGCCCATCCTTCGGGTGAGTCACCGGCTCCTTCCTTTTCCGAAAATCAATTTTCTTTTGTCCTTCCAACAATGTTAGTCGAACTTCCTTCAAAAGGAAGAATGTACGAAGAGAATCATCCTTTGCATGGACAAGAGCATATTGAAATCCGAATGATGACAGCAAAAGATGAAGATCTTCTAACAAACCCTGATCTGATCAAAAAGAAAGTGGTTTTGGATCGTTTGATCCAATCTCTTTTGGTTGATAAAAGATTGAGAGTTGATGATCTTCTTGTTGGCGATAAAAACGCTATTCTTTTCAATGCACGAATTGCGGGATATGGTCCGGAATACAATGTTGAAATCTCTTGTCCCAATTGTGGAACAAAGCAAAAGAAAGAATACAACATTGAAGAAGCAATGAACATTGAATATGGTCAAGAAACAGAAGACGCTGTTTGGAACGAAGAAGAAAAAGTCTTTGAATGTGTTCTTCCTCTTTCAAAATATCCTTGTTCTTTCAGGCTGATGTCCGGCAAAGAAGAAAAAAGAATCTTGAAAAAGTTGGACGCAAACACAAAAAGAAAGCAAAACTCCACCTTGACCGATCAAATGAAAGAGATCATTGTTTCGGTGAACGGGGTAAGAGAAAAAAGCCAAATCAATATGTTTGTTGATTATATGCCGGCAACAGATTCTAGATTTTTGAGAAAGTTGTATGACACTGTTGCCCCAGATGTGCAAATGAAATCAGAATTTGAATGTCAGGAGTGCGAACACGTAGAGGCCCTAGAGGTGCCTCTCACTGTTGACTTTTTTTGGCCTAAATGAGAACTACATTGAAAACGTTTATGAAGAAATGTTCCTCCTCAAGCATTATGGAGGATG